TTATATAATGGAAACCTTTTTGTGGGTAGAATTGTATCGCCCCAAGGATATAGGATCATGCGTACTTCCTAATAATCTGAAAAGTACATTAACTGATTTTGTTAATGAAGGTAATCTGCCTAATCTAATTTTGTCAGGAACTTCAGGCGTAGGTAAAACTACTGCTGCAAAAGCTATGTTAGATGAGTTGGGTTCAACTTATATGATGATTAATGGTAGTGAAGAATCTGGCATTGATGTTCTACGAACCAAAATTAAAAACTTTGCGTCTACTGTGTCACTTCATGGTGGGCGTAAGTATATTATTTTGGATGAAGCAGATTATCTAAATCCACAATCAACTCAACCAGCCTTGCGTGGGTTCATGGAAGAGTTTCATAAAAACTGTGGCTTCATTCTTACATGCAACTATAAAAATCGATTGATACCGCCATTACATTCTCGTTGTAGTGTTGTGGATTTCTCTATTCCTAATTCAGAGAAACCAAAACTTGCTAAAGAATTTATGGCCCGAGTTATTACAATCCTAAATGATCAGAACGTAAAACATGACAAAAGGGTTGTTGCAGAGATAATCAATAAATACTTTCCAGACTGGCGCAGAGTATTAAATGAACTTCAAAGATATTCTGTATCAGGTGCAATTGATGCTGGTATGCTTGTTGATATTGCCGAGGTAAATATCAAAGAGCTGATGCACTCTATGAAGAATAAGGAATTTACTAATGTTCGTAAATGGGTTGTCAATAATCTTGATAATGATCCTGTACGTTTGTTCCGCCGCATTTATGATAATCTTTATGAGTTTGTGGATGGTAGTAGCATACCCCATGTGGTTGTTGTTTTGGGGGAGTATCAATATAAAGCGGCGTTTGTTGCAGACCAAGAAATAAACCTGATGGCTTGTTTCACAGAGATTATGGCCAGGGCGAAATTCAAATGACAGACAAAATCCCTCTAACTAAAAATGAAATAAAAAACTACGATATAAATGTAACTAGACCCATTTATATTAAAAACATATTTGATGAGGTTGGCCAAGACTTACATTCTACTATGGAAAATATTATTCTTAATACAGGTAATGAGTGGCCAAAACGACCAACAGTTGTTCAAGCAAACATGACAAATCTTAATATGCATTATAAGCATCCTAGTTTTAATAAACTATGTGATATTGTAATTCCATATGCTGAGAAAATGGGGTCAACTCCTATTAAGTGTAGAGCTTCTGATTGTTGGGGTGTTTTATATAAGAAGAATGATTTTTCAATTGCACATGCACATTGGCCAAATGTTTGGTCATGGGGATACTATGTAAAGGTTCCACAAGGTTCAATGCCTTTAGTTTTTCCAGAAGGTAAAGAAGGAAATTATTATGTATTTCCGAATGTAGGAGATTTAGTCATCTTTCCTGCTTGGGTGAAACATGAAGTACCACCATCTGTATGTGAAGAAGATAGAATGCTGGTTGCAGGAAATCTTGAAAGAATTCCTCATAAAGATTTACCATTACCAAGTGTAGAAGAAATTAAAAAGGTAGTTAAACCTTATATTAAAAAGAGTAATTGAATGATTGATGTATATGATGATGTTTTAGAAGAACACAATGCTCTATTGATTGATGATGAGGTTAAGAAATTATCATGGAAATACGACTATTCATCTGAGCCTAGTAAACCAAATAAACATTGGCATGTTCTCTGTGGACACAATGAAGAAGAATGTAGGTTAGCAGATTATTATTGGGCCGATCCTTTATTTCAAATGTTAATGAATAAATTTGATTTCAAATCTAAATATAATGTTGATAACTATATACGAATATATTGTAATGCTCATATGCACGGAATAGAGCCACATCTTCATATAGATGATGGTGATTTCACAATGATATATTATCCCCGAATGGATTGGAAAAAGGAATGGGGCGGTGGAACTTTAGTTGATGATACTCTTGTTCCTTATGCTGGAAATAAATTGGTTGTGTTTACAGCCAGTCTTCCTCATAAGGCAATGCCAGTATCTAGAGAATGTTATCAGTTAAGAACTTGTGTTGTTTTTAAATGTAATGTTATGGGAGAATGAAAATTGACAGAAAATAAAATAGTTCAGTTTGAAACTATACCACAATTGAAATTAGGTTTTTCTGCAATCTCTTTAGATGAGGTGGATATTATTAATAAGTATATTGATGATAACACTGATAGATTGCCAGACTTATCATCTCAATTAGTAGGACAAATAAAACAAGATAAAAGATCAAAGCAATTAGAATTTGATTTAAATGATGATGTACCTAAACAGTTGAGTAAGTTTTTTGTTATGTGTGCAAAAGAATATGCTGCTCAACATCCAATGTCTGATCGTATTAAAAACATCATCGGCCCTAAAGAAGATTATGTTGTTAAGAAAATATGGTCGGTACATAGTTATGCTGGAGACTACAATCCTTTGCATGAGCATGGAACTGCCAGTGGAAGGGGCGTATCTATGATTGCGTTTCTAAAGCTTCCATCACAAATATCTGATATTGGAGAAAAGATGAAAGGTGAAGTGGGCGTACAACAAGGCAATTCTGGTAGTACAGATGGTCTAACTCAATTTGTTTGGGGTGGAGACAGTATGTACGATATACCCAGATTTAAGCATCCTTCCTTTGCATATGTTCATCCAGAAGTAGGAAAGGTTGTGGTATTTCCAATTTGGTTGCTTCATCAAGTAGCTCCATTTTTTGGTGAAGGTGAAAGGCGCACAATGTCTTGCAACATAGATATAATTAATAGTCATGTATGAATTGAAAAATTATCTTAATGCAATAAACTACACAAAAGAGCCTCTTTTGGACACTGTGGATGAGCAGTGGGAAAAGAAATATCCTCCATTTATAGTAAATAAATGCGTTGCTCCGTTCCCTGATACCGTTATGTTGGTGAATGAGATTAACCAACTACATCATCTAGATAAGAAACTTCAGTTTGATTTTTTGATAAATAGTTTACGACCAAGAAAAAGATACACCCCTTGGCTGAAGGCGAAGAAATTAGAGAATCTAGAGTATGTTAAAGAGTTTTATGGATACAATAATGAGAAAGCAAAGGTTGCTCTTGATATACTAAATGATGAACAGATTTCTGCCATAAAAACAAGATTAAATAAAGGTGGAAGAGATGGAAGAAATTAATTGGACACAGGAGCATATGCTAGAAGTTGGGCTGAAAGAGCCTGACGATTTTTTGAAAGTACGAGAGACTCTATCTCGCATTGGTGTTGCATCCCGAAAAGAAAGAAAACTATATCAATCTTGCCACATATTACATAAGCAAGGACGATATTATATTGTGCATTTCAAAGAGCTGTTTGCTCTTGATGGTAAGAAAACCAATCTATCTGAAAATGATATTGCAAGACGAAATACGATTGCAAATCTATTGGGAGATTGGGGTTTGATTAATATAATTGGAGAGGTAAAAGAAGTTGCTCCATTGAGTCAAATTAAAGTTCTTTCGTTTAGTGAAAAAAATGAATGGACATTAGAAACCAAATATAACATAGGTAAAAAGAAAGAGGCCTAATGGAAAAGTTTAAGTCTTTCATTACAGAATCAAAAGAGGAAGATTATAAGGTAGTCGTTCTTTCTGTTGAGCATGGTGATAATGCAATTACTGCTAAACGTATAATGGAAGAGTCTGATAAATTAAAACTTTCTCATTATATTATAAGCATAGATGGTGCTTATATATTATATGATGATGGTACATACACAATTTATGAATTGGGTGATGATAAGGGATTTGAAATTTCTTCTAATGATACAGTTGTTTTTGTACGAGGTACTCCAACAAAAGATAGTTCATTAAATTTAATTTCTGAATTAGAAAAGATTGGCATCTGTGTTGTTAATAGTAGAATTACTATTTCTACAGCAGCAGATAAATATCGTACTTATATTAAATTAAAAGATTATGGTTTAATATAAGTACGATATTTATCTGCTGCTGTAGAAATATCGTACTTATATTAAATTAAAAGATTATGGTTTAACTCAACCTAAAACAGTTTTGGTGCCAAATGAAGATTCTTTAGAAATTGCTGTTGAAA